GGAATTGCAAGTAATATTTTCTACTTCATCGTAAGGGATCTTCATCCCGTCACGCATGAGGTACACACTTTCACTGCTACGGGTTTGTTCTATGTACCGTTTCACAATCACGTCGCAAAACTTCTCGTCAAGTTCCGCGGTGCAGCAGATGCGCCCGGTCTGCTCACAGGCGATTAGCGTGCTGCCTGAGCCGCCGAAGGGGTCGAGCACGATGCATCCGGTCATGCTTGAGTTGAGGATAGGGTACGCTACAAGAGGTATCGGTTTCATAGTGGGATGGTCTGCATTCTTTTTAGGCTTGTCAAACTCCCATACGGTCGACTGCTTGCGGTCGGAGAACCACATATGCTTGCCCGACTTCTTCCATCCGAACAGTATCGGCTCATGCTGCCATTGATAAGGCGAGCGTCCAAGCACAAGCGACTGCTTTTTCCATATACATGTGCCGGAAAGGTAAAAGCCGGCGTCATCAAAAGCGCGCCGGAAGTTCAGCCCCTCGGTGTCAGCGTGAAAAACATAAATAGACGCGTCATTCGCCATCGATTTCTCGATAAGCGTAAACGCGTCGAGCAAGAACTTGTAAAACTGCTCTCCGGACATGTTGTCATTCTTTATCTTTCCAGCAGCGCCTTCATAGTTCACATTATACGGCGGGTCTGTTACCGTTAGGTTGGCGAGCTTTCCGTCCATGAGCAGTTCGTATGTTTCGGCTTTGGTGCTGTCGCCGCACACCAGGCGATGCCGACCGAGCAGCCACAGGTCGCCGGGTTTTGTAATGGCGGGTTTTGAAAGTTCACTGTCGACATCAAAGTCATCATCTTTGACATCATTTATGTTTCCCATCAGTTTGTTAAGTTCGGAATCGTCGAAGCCGAGCAGCGATAAATCAAAATCCACGCCCTGCAGTTCCGCAAGCTCTACCGACAGCATCTCTGTATCCCAGCCGGCATTCAGCGCGAGCCGGTTGTCCGCGATTATGTAAGCGCGCTTCTGAGCTTCGGTCAGGTGCTCTACAAACACACAGGGTACCTCGGTGATGCCTTCTTCCTTGGCGGCGAGTACGCGCCCGTGCCCGGCAATAATGTTCAAGTCTTTGTCCACGATGACCGGGTTGACAAAGCCGAACTCGCGCAGGCTGGACCTGAGCTGTAGTATCTGCTCTTTGCTGTGTGTGCGGGCATTTCTTGCATATGGCACAAGCTTATCTATATTAACTTTCTCAAGCCGTTCGGTTGATTTCATTTGGGGTTACCGTCCTTTTTTGCCTGACAGCAAAGCTTCCATTATGTCGTCCTTGGGGTTGCCGACGAATGCCGTGGTGCAGTTCTGCTTGACAATCTCAAAGATTTCATACCACAGCAGGTTCGCTTGCTTTTGATACGAAAGGCTCATCTGTACGAATGGGTTTGCAATCGCGCCGCCGGTTGTCGGGTGCTTGCCTGATAGTCCGTAAGTGCTGACCGCCTGCTCGCACTGTATGTACCGGGTAAACATCTGAGCATAGGCTTCGACCAGCCGCGGGTTTACAAATTTCTCGCAGCCGCGTTCTTTGAGCCATTTCCAGGTCTCGACGAACAGCGCATCAGCGCCGAGCGGTTTGCCGTCTTTTTGGAGTGCGCTCAGGTACTCGCTCGGTTTCGGTATGTCCTCTCCGTGTAGATCCGCGGTATCATCGAGTTCTGCCGGCTCGAGCAAAGCATCCGGATCGAACTCCGGCATGTCAAGCACCTGTGCCGGTTTGCCCGCGGCGATTTTATCGACTAAAGGCAGAGGCTTATCGCCGGCCCGCACGCGACGCCCGCCTCTATACGTACCGTCTTTTGCCAAATGCTATTACCTCCTTGCAAGTGACATGTGTAAATCCCCCGTTTGAACCTGACTTTTTTCGCGCGCGACCCCACGCCCGTTGCACGCTTGAGAGGTCACAGAGATTTCGACCGCCCCTGCCGTCCCCAGCGCTTTCCTTCCCGGGCAGTGATCTCGGAGTGACATGAAGTGCAGAGCGCCATGAGGTTGCTTTCGTCATTTGTACCTCCTTCGGAGAGGGGAATGATGTGGTGTACTTCTTTGGCAGGGATAAGCTTTCCGTGTTTTTCGCAGCGTTCGCAAAGGGGGTGCTCGGATATATACCTGTCGCGTATGCGCATCCACTTCGGTCCGTAGCGTTTACGCGTTTCCGGATCACGCATGTATCGTTCATAACGCCTTGCTTCCTGTTTTGCATGCTTTTCGCAGTACCGTCGGTGTGTCAGCTCCGGGCATCCCGGCTGAGAACATGGGCGTTTCGGTTTGTATGGCATCTTTGCCTCCTCAAAGCGAAAAGCCTCGTGGAACTATGCCCACAAGGCTTTCTTTCATTTTCTCATGATACTATTATACATTACAGCAGCGGTAAAAGCGTCCGCGAAATTACTCATTACTTACCGAACAACAGCAGTGCTAAGTGCTGGACTGCCCGGTTCTTTTTGTTATACGCTGATGAACGCTCAATGTTGAATCGCTCGCAGATTTCATATACGGCATCGGTCTTGCGCTCGTCATAGTTCCAGTAGAAAGTACTTAGAACATACCTCTCGTCTTCTGACAACGCAAGCCACGCCGGCTTAAACCAGTCCATGTACTCGACCGCCTGCCTGTAACGCTCTTTCAGCACGTCAATTTCATCAATTGCCGCAACAACCCTATTTTCATTGCTGTGGGGATCAATCGTGCCTTTCTGAGTGACGGATATTGAAGAACTGCTTACGGCGGATACTCTGCTATATATCAGGCAGATCTCTTCGTCAGTATGGTCGATTATGTACTTCATGCTGTTGTAGTCTTTAAGTGCGTTAATGGCAGCGCTGCGCTTATCAAGATAGTGCCAGATAATGCTCATGTTGCACCTCCGAAATATTAACCTCGGGTTGGTATATGTTTTCATCATCATTTAATTTGTAAGTTCGCTTTCACGGCATCTATCAGAGCCGTTTGAGTCTTATCTTTTCGCCGGAGTGCTTGCATCACATTTTCATCTATGGTGTCCTTCGTGATGATGTGATGTATCATCACCGTATCCTTTTGTCCTTGCCTCCAAAGTCGAGCGTTTGTCTGCTGATATAACTCCAGCGACCATGTTAAACCAAACCACACAAGACAACAGCCGCCGTATTGAAGGTTCAGTCCATGTCCGGCAGATGCGGGGTGGATAACGCCCAACGAGATCTCACCGTCATTCCACCGCTTTATGGATTCGGCACTATCCAACCGACAAGCATGAAACCGCTCAACTATCCGTTCAAGGTCGTGCTTGTACCAATACGCAACGAGCACGGGTTTCCCGTTTGCTGCTTCGATAATATCCTCCAAAGCATCCAGCTTACGATCGTGGATTCGAACAATTCCACCATTCTCATCATAGACCGCACCGTTAGCCATCTGGAGCAACTTGTTACTCAATGCGGCAGCATTGACTGCATCTATTTCCTTCCCTTTTAGCGACAACACCATATCAGACTTCATGCGTTCATAATGCTTACTCTCATCATCTGACAAATAAGCAGGGACTTCATTCATCACAAGCTCCGGAAGCTTTAGATAGTCGGTGTTTTTCATGCTTATGGTTATATCGGATATAAGCCGATATATGTCTTCCTCCGCACCTGGCTTGGGTTTGTATGAGAATATGATCTGCTGATTGCGTTTATCAGGCACAAAATATGCGTTTCTAAAATGAGATACATATCGCCCAAGTCGTTTGCCCATATCGAGGATACCGATCTCCGCCCATAAATCTAACAGCCCATTACTTGAAGGTGTTCCTGTTAAGCCGACTATCCTTTTAACCAATGGCCGCACTTTTCGAAGCGCTCTAAACCGCTTTGAGGTGTGCGACTTGAACGATGACAGCTCATCGATTACCACCATGTCATAATCAAAGGGTATGCCGCTTTCGTTTACAAGCCAGTCCACATTTTCTCGGTTTATTATGTAAACCTGTGCTTTTTGCAGAAGTGCCGCTTTGCGCTGAGCCTCACATCCGATAGCCACCGAATAGGTCAGTCCCTTCAGGTGATCCCATTTTTCAATCTCGGCAGGCCATGTGTCTCGTGCAACACGAAGTGGAGCTATGACCAGTACCTTGCGTATCAGGAAACTGTCAAGTGTTAAATCGTAGATAGCAGTCAATGTAATGACGCTCTTGCCAAGGCCCATCTCCAGAAAGATTGCAGCAACCGGATGACTTAAGATGAAATTGGTGGCATAAGTCTGATATTCATGTGGCTCGTATTTCATCAAGTATCTCTCCAATCCGGTTCGCATCATCGATTACATAGACTTTGAAGCCTAGCTTTCTGAGCATATCATGCCTTAGTTTCTGTAATGGTCGAGGTTTAAATCCGGACGATTTGATTTCCGCAAATGCTATAGCTCCTTTTGGCATAAGAATCAACCTGTCCGGCATACCGTTATACCACGGTGATACGAACTTCAGTGCAACACCTCCGGCTGCTTTTACAGCCTTTGTTAACTTCTGCTCGACATATTTTTCACGCATTATGCCCTCCATGTGTTCCCAAAATACAAAAAATCTCTATACGCGTGAAATTAGGTGTTTATATACTATTTATGAATACTTTTCTTCCTATTTATTTTTAATAATATTTATTGGAACATAGGAACACATATCATATTTATCAGCGTGGTAAAGGGGCTGGCGCCTGTTCCCATGATGTGTTCCAAACGGCTGTTTTGGGAACATAGGAACACGATTTTTTGTTCCTAACTTTGCTTCTGTTCCAAAGACAGGCTGCTTGGAACAGAGTCAGGAACAGTGTTGCGGACATAGACCCATTGCGGGCCATATATCGGGATTCGCTCTTTTTTGGGCGCTATCTTCCATCCGCCGATTCCTGACATTATTGCTGAGATCTCGTTGCTGTCCGATCGCTTGCAGTTGGCACGGTCTTTACCGAAGCACTCACACCAGATCTCAAGGTTTGAAACCGTCATGCGTTTACGGACGCCTGCTTTACCGCTACCGCCGAACTCGCTGCCGTTTATATATGCACGCCGTTCATATAAGTCCATCGAGTCCCAATCTTCAGGAAGGAGCATTTCAAGATAGTCACGCACAAGCCCTTCGCGCTCATCAGACTCCATCGCTTCACGCTGCTCCTCCTTAGCCAGCTTTTCAAGCGCTGGGTCGAGGTATAGCTTTTCGCCCGCCTTCACATATACCAGCGCTTCTGCCCATATCTGCAAAACTTCATCTTGCGTGAGCTGCCACGACTTTTTTGTCCCGCCTCCGGGTGTTTTGACCGGCCAGAAACGCCTGTTGCCGGTCGTGTCCCGTAGGTACCCCTTTTCAGCGTTTGTGGTTCCAAAGAAAACGCACTGCCGCAGGTGTGGTGTCGCCCTGCGCCCGAAGCTTGCCCGGTAGATATCGTTTTGGCGGGACAGAAAGCTGCGGAGCGTCTCAACCTCAGCTTTCTTCAACCCGGCAAGTTCTCCTATCTCCAGAATCCAATACCCTTGCAGCTTTTCGGCGGCGGTCTTGTCCTTTGTGTCCGAAAGCGACAGGCTATCCGAAAACCACTCACCGCCCAGCTTAGCAATGAGTGTGCTTTTACCCACACCCTGTGGGCCGTTTAGCACCAGCATGGAGTCGAACTTGATACCCGGCGTCAGGACACGGGCTATTGCGGCGCATAAGGTCTTTCTTGTGACTGCGCGTACATACTCGTTATCGCTTGCACCAAGAAAATCGACAAGCAAGGTATCCACACGTGGTATACCGTCCCACTTTGGTAGGTTATCTATAAACTCACGTATTGGATGATATGACCGGTCATCCGCCACTTTCGTAACCGCAATCTCATAATTTCGAGCGGAGAAGGTGCCGTAGTGGCTGTCTATATAGCTGATAAGCTGGGCGTCATCAGCGTCACGCCAAAAACGCGAGGGGTGCTGCCATGGCACCTCTCCCTTTATCTCCAAACTGTCCGAGAGCTGGTTGAACACGATACCCTTAAGTGCAGGGTCATTTTCAAGAATTATCGTAAGATTGCGAAGTGTGTTTTTTACTGTACCGTTTTTCTCAAGCTCCAGCTGCTTTTGCCAGTCCTCATTTAGAAACTCCAGCTTTGCCTGAGCTTTACGTTCCTCAGCAAACTGTTCCCTGACGCGCTCATCTTTAATAG